ATGATACATTAGCTTCCACATCAATGTAACCTGTTAGTCTTCTTACGATTAATAATCTCAACAACATCTTCCTTAGTTAAGTCGCCCTCAGGGTCTTCATCCTCATCTTCCTCTTCATCTGATGCCTCTCTTAGATTTTGACTAAGAGTATTATCTTTTAACATTTTCATCTGAGTAGTATTAATAACATTGTGGTAGTATTCCTTCAAATCATCCTTAGGTTCAACGATAGTAAGTATATCACCTGAAAGAACGGTTGCAATGTTATCTTTAATCAATTCAATAGGTAACCAAGGTAACATCATCATAACAGTACCTTGAGATGTTCTCTTAAAGATAAGATGCATTGGATTATCCAACACAACAATATTAGTGTTTGTATTGCCAGAGTAGCCAGCAATAATGTCCTCACCGCTTTGTAAACGGACTATGCGGACACCTTCAAATAGATTATTCATCTTTGAGTTCGATATTATAGAATTTATATTTAAATTTTTCGTCATCATATATTCTAACACGATCCACAAAATGTTTCAAGGTGTAATTGGTATATTTGCCTATTCTAAAGTCATCTGAGATATCGAATAGAACTGCCTCATCTTTGTTTTCTCCAATTCTTAATCCTCGACCAATAGATTGAAGATTGCGAATTCTGGACTTGCTTGGGGAGGCAAATATAATATTATGCAGATTGCGGATATTAACGCCAGTAGAGAAAGTACCATATGAAGCAACAATGATAGCATCTCTTTCTTTCTCAGTAATAGCCCTAACTGATTCCCGAATCTCAACATCGGTGCCACCAAATACAAAAAACACATGTCTATTTTTAGCATGTTCTTTAATGTTTGCATATAAACTTTTGCCATGTTTCTCCACAAATTGAAATAATATAAGAGTGTTACCATTAAGAGATAGTGCAAGATTTCTAATAAAATTATTTCTTGCAGTATTCATAACTATGTATTCTAGTTCTTGGTTATAGTCCCAAGACCTTGCCATCTTACACACACTCTCTGGATGTTTAAGTATAAGGCATTTAATTTTGAATGATGCGAGTTGACCTTTATCAATCAAGTCAGTTGTAGATGTTGCTTTGTAAACAGGACCAAACAAACCTTCTAATACAAGTTTATGTGTTTGAGTACCATCTAAAGTGCCTGTTGTACCTATTCTATATTTAGCATTCACACAACCTGAAAGAATAGTAGTGAGAGACTTTGCTTTGAATTGATGTGCTTCATCACCAAGAACAAAATCAAATTGTTCAAAGTATTCGCCAGGATTTTTATAGATTGATTGCCAAGTTGTAATGGTAAGAAACTTGTTAGTGTGTTTATCTTTACCAGAATATTGACGGTGACAGTATTGTTCTGAATCATAACCATAATCTTCAAAGTCTTTATACATCTGTTCGACTAATGAAGTTGTGGGTACAATTAACAAGCCTCTTTCATTCTCTATTTGCAAATAACGAATGATACAATACAAGATGAGAGATTTGCCTGATGCCGTTGGTGATAACAACAACATCCTTTTATTTCTTATTGCCTGTACAAAAGACTTTAACTGATAGTCTCTAATCTCATGTGGCAATTCAAGTGTGTCAACAAATTCTTTAGCTTCAACTAATGAAAAGTTTTGTGTGACTGATACATCAGAATCAATCTCTAATGTGTAATCTCTTTCCTTACAAAAGATTTCAATATAAGGAACAAGACCATGATAGATGGTGAAACTTCTTAGGTCTGCTAACCTAATTTTACCATCCCAAATTCTAGATTTAAATGCGGGTGTGAATTGATGACCTGGAACAAAAAAGGTAAAGTAATCCGACAACTCTTGTGCAATACCTCTATCACACTCAAATTGAATATATGCTTCATTCTTTTTATGTAGAATTAAATCAGACACCTTGTATGAATCTTTCCCATGCTATAAAATCACGAAGTTGAAATGTCCGTGAATTCAATTCTTTTAATATACTCTGACACACATCAACAATTTCATCATGCATCATTTTGCTTGCAAGATGTTTATTGATATCATCATCACTCTCTAAGTATGTAGTGAGTTCGGATTTCAACACATACGGAAATGGTTCCCAATTATACTGTTTTAATTGGTCATCATCCAATTTACCCGTATAGTATTCCCATTTCAAGCGTTTCATTTTGTTATACTTGAACTCAGATTCTTTAGACAACAGCCGATGCCTTGAAAGTATATTCAAGTATTTGCTGTGTAGTTTTGGAATGTTGATTAGCTCTTTGCCTGGTTCTGTTCTGTCTATCTCAGAATCGGCACGCCACATCTCAAGTAAATCATCAAGTTGTTTCATGGTAAAATGCCTCCTTTATTTAAAAGAGGATACACTAAAAGGGAATGTTTGTCAAGCCTTTTAAAATAATTTTTCTATATCGTAGTAACTGTACCTAAAAGTGGCATCTGCACTCATTGTTGTATCAGGCGAATCATTTGCACCCATGATGTAGGTAGATAATGATGTAGGAAAACAATCATACAATTTGTACCTGTAATACGGTGTATTAGATGAAGACAATATTGTGATTGAAACATCAGAGTATTGTGGTTTTTTTGTTGATGCTAATGCCGCTGATGTTTGTCTGTTGAGATTACCTAGATTTTGATATTCTGCAAACTCTTTAGGGAAAGTCATTGCACGAATCCAATCGTGTATTTCTATCCAACCTTTTAATTCTTCATCAATTATAAAGGTAATATTGAGTAAGTCATAAATTGCTTTCTCGCCTGGAACATACACATCAACGAATGGTGTATTTTGTGGAATCTCAGACAATGAAATACCAGGAACACTTACTGACTGGCAGAAGTATTGTATACTAGGTGCCCGAGCAAAGTTAATAATAAACTTATTCGGTTGTAAAAAGTTTTGATTATTGGGGTTTCTATTAGTAGCTGTCATATGTGTATTTATGCACCAAAAAAAAGAGACCTCTTTGTGGGAGGTCTCTTTAAAGTGTCACTCTTAACGGTGACTTTTAGATTACATTATGTTTGCAATCTTGAACGCACGGTAGTAGTTGTTAGACAAACCAGTTAATGCGCCAGCGCCTTTTGAAGTGCCTTCTGCGAATGGGTTTGCAACAATGCCGTAGCGAGTCTTGAAACCAATCTTTGGTTGGAATGTACCAGTGTCAACTGCACGAACCATTTGCAAAGGAACATATGGGCAGTAGAAAATACCAGCGTCATATGCATTAGAACCTTTGTAACCAACAACTGCGAACTCGGAAGTTGCGTTTGTAGTTGCATATGGGTCAATGTACACTTTGATACGACCAAACATTGTACCAGCAAATGTATTGCCAGTATCGTCAACTGTTAAGTTAACTTGTGACTGTAAAGCAGAGTTATAGTCTAACAAACCAGCCATCGCAAATGCAGATGCAACATCTGAAGAAACGATGATGATGTTACCTTTACCTCTACGAGTTGTTTTAGCAATCGTATTGGCTTCTCTTTCGATTTGGAATGCCAAACCTTTAACTTTTTCTACCATCCAACGACCGTTAGAATCTGTGTCTAAGTCGAATGTACCGGCAGTAGTTGTACCTACTTGAGCACCAGTCTTAGCAACAGAGTAGATTGTACGAACAACTTCACGGTTGATTTCAGCAAGAATTTCAGCAGACAAGATGTTTGCTAATTCTGTTTCTGCATCTAAACCATGAACTGCTTTCAAGTCTTGAGCAAGTTCAATTGAGTATTCTGCCTTCAAAGCACGGGTCTTTGCAGTAACAGTAACTTTCTCAATAGAGAATGCCATTTCTTGGAAGGTGTTAGAACCATCACCCAATGCTTCTGCAAGAGCAGTAGACATACCGGCAACGCCTGCACCGTTTGCAACGAATGTGTTAGCAGCAGCTGCACCAACAGTCAACGCAGTTTGAGCGGTACCGAGACCGGAGAAACCTGTGTTAGCTTCGTTGAAGAATGCTTCTGTACCTAATGGTGATGCGTAAGTAGAGCGCATTGCAAAGATAAGTCCTGTAGGACCTGTCATTGGTTGCACACCGCAAACATCATAAGCGATTAAGTTAGGCAGTGAACGGCGAACCAAACTGATTAAGATTGGATCGAAACCGGCAACTGGACCTGTTGATGTAGCACCAGACGAGAAGCCTGTTGCACCAGCTGAACCCAAACCAGCAGATGCTGAATTGGTTGGAACTGCTTCGTTCAAATAACCGCCGTTAGCTTTCATCATTTCTTGAGCTTGATTCTCAAGAATAACTGCTGTAACAGCCTTACGATACGGGTCTTTGATTGGGGCTAGGTCTGGATGATCCAGGACACCTTCCCACTTTTTCTGTAGATTTTCGGACAAATACATGTGTTATCTCCTTGGGGTTTACTAATTAAATTTTTGTTTTAGAAATGGCTTGAGATACTGCAGCAACGAATGGGTCATTAATGACTTTCTTTGCCTCTTCTTCTTCAAACTCTTCGTGCAGTTGTGCTTCTGTTGCTTTCTTAGCATTAGAAGGGAAATAGTTCTCACGGATTGTTTCAAGTTTCTGTTTGTATTCGTCCTCTGTGGAGAATTCTACACTCTCTGCGAGTGATTTGATTTTTTCAACTTGAGTGTCGGTAAGACCTTCACATACTTCACGGGTCATTTCTACTTTGCGTGACTCAACTAAAGATTTCTTTAAGTCTACTGCACGCTCGATTTCTTCATTGAGTTTGCTTTCTAGTTCTTCAACTTTACCAGCAAGTTCGTCAACGAGGTCGACTTTTTCTGCAGGAACATCAATGTAGTGTTCTGCAAATAGGTTACGCATACCAGCGATGAAGTCTTCTGTCAACTCTGAACGGAGACCAGATTCGATAGCGATTTCATTGTCTTTCATCCATTGTTCAACAACATATGAAAGGTAGTCATCTACTTTTTCGGTAAGGTCAGCACGAATAGACTCAACTGCTTCTTCAAGCATGCCAGCATATTTTGCTTCTGTTTCTTCTTCAATTTGTGATACACGGTCGGCGACACGAGCTTCAAAAATTGTAGAAACTTTAGATTTGAATTCTTCTGAGATGGTAGAATCGTCAGCAAAGAGAGCGTCAACATCCTCTTTCATCTTTTCTTTCATCTTCATTTTTTTCATCATCGCCTTGTCTTCAGCTTCATCATCATGCATTTTTTCAGCAATGATTTCGCCTTCAGATTCTTTGTCTTCCATTTTAGCGGAAGCATCAGACGGTTTGTTTGTCGGTGCAACGGCAGACTTAGCACCTTTTCCTGCATGGATTTTGTTGCTATCGTCATCAGGTTTGGAGTTTTGTGGTGTTGGTCCACCCAAATCTTCAACCTCGGTACCCTGCATTTTTTCCATTGGCGCACCGTTTTTACCCTTGCTTGATGCAAGAATATCTGCAGCTGCTTCCATTAGTTTGTTATTTGACATTAGGAATCTCCTTATCGTTTCTTATTTATAAAATTAAAGTTTTCTGAGGTAATTTTCAAACAATTTAAGAGCAACCGATTCTATTTCTTTAGGGGTTGCTTTTGTTATTTGTTTTTTAGCATTATCAAAATCTGCTTCTACAAAGCGTCCTTCAATAAACATCCATTCTTTGTTTTCCATGATACCATTAACAAATGCACCTGGTGCAGATGGGTCTGCCACAATATCAGCCGCAGTTGCCAGTCGTAGGTCATCTTGAACAAGATTATAACCTTCTTTGGTCATAGTTACAGAACCTAGAGCTCTTGAAGAAACTCCTAGGTTTACTCCGTTATCAATGAAATTTTTAACGATTTGACCATATGGTGTATCAAGAACCAGAGCTTTACCATAAAATGTATTTCCATCTTCTTTGAGGGACATAATCTTATGTGAAACTCTTTCTAAGTTTAGTGTTGGTGTATCAGGATGTCCCAATTCACCTAATGCACGATTTGTTTTGATGTATTCTTCATCATAGCGTTTAACTTCATTACGCAAAGTTTTCATTTCGTACATACGGTTGTTTTTATTAACGGTATCACCAACCAAAAAAGTACCTTCAATGTATAGGTTCTTTTTACCGTTTTCTGTTGCTTCAGTTAAATATTTAACCGATTCAATATGTTCTCTGATAAGTTTCATATTAGTATCCGCCTGGTGCAGTTGTATATGTTGCTTCTTTGGTGAGTTCTAGTACCACAAAACCGCCTGTGTTAATTACTACAACAATGGGTTGTGTACTATTATTTGCAATTGTAGTATTCAAATCATCAAACTGAATGCTACCTGAGTT